GAACGACCTTAGCACACTTCGAGCTATTTAATCTCTCAGTATGTGTAGAAATACGCTAACGGGGGTTAAACGTAAGTCTCGGCCCGCTTGCCGTGGGGCAAAGCGGATCCGCGTGGCAATATGCCTTGCAACGGAAGTCATGTTCAATGAGGGTTTATTGAGAAAAATCTACCTACCCGACTTGAATATGCGCTGCAAAGACCTTGCTAAGGATTGGGGACGCTACTGTGAGGAGCAATTGGCACTCGTCGAGAGTGAACAGTCAAGACATAAGCTTGTTATGGCCTTTAAGGGCTGCAAAAGACTGTTCGACTATCGGTGCCTACCTTGCGATAGCGTTGCTTCCCAATCATGTAAGGAAGAGTGGCTCCTTCGTATGGCTGAGCCTATGGCCCGCATCTCCGCCGATCTCCGAGATAGTATCAAGGAGAGAACGCGGAAGATAATGGGACGGAAATGGTGGGATAGCTGGACTGGGCCTCGGGAAACCGAGGTGCAAGATCAGTCCGGCTGTCTCGAGTGGGAACGGATGATGGGTGGCACCTTGGCTGTGCCGCGGGATGACGAGGAACCGAAAATTGTCGGTCCCTGTGTTGGTCGCCTGTCCGATGAAGGCGCCGATATGCCCCTGCCTGGCTTTGTGAGGGCAGGTGTCGTCAATATCCCTGAGGTCTATGAAGTTGGCGAATCCAATCAATATAACATGACACGATTGGGTTGCGCTAAGACCAAGGGAAAATTCCGCGTCGTCACTATGCAGGGTGCTAAAGTGAAACGACTCATCCGCCCCGTGCACGAAGCTGCTTATACACATTTGTCAAAGCAGAAGTGGCTCGTGCGCGGGGACATAACCCACCGTCATCTCCATCCTCTCGCTCTGGACCTGCGAGCAGGGGAACAATTTATCTCTGGTGACTATGAGGCTGCGACGGACAACCTCAACCCCGATGCCGTACTTGCGGTAGTCGAGGTTTTGTCTGAAGGTCTTGATGACGTCAGAAGAGATATTTTGTTGGAAAGCTTCACCGATATCCAGGTTCGGTGGAACGATAGAGTATCGCCAATAAGACGCGGTAGCATGATGGGCAATCTAGGATCGTTTGTGGTCCTATGCATATTGAATAAGATTTGCCACGAGATTGCTACCGAAGAGGTTGGTCGCTCCCGTTCTGTCGTCCGGATTAATGGTGACGACATTGCTTTCTGTGGGGATGATGCGATGTACTACAAATGGAGAGAGGTTACGTCTAGGGTCGGATTCAAAGTCAACGACTCCAAGACAGGACGTTCGACCGAGTTCCTGGAGCTAAACTCACAGGTTTTTCGGGTTCATCGGACGACAGAAGATCGATTTGAGGGTGTCGCGCTATGGACTGGCGCCCTCATCAATGTCTGTCCGATACCGAAAATGACCTTCGGTTTCATGCTCTGGAATGAGCGTCCTGACGAGGGGGCATCTGGCCTTTTTTCCCTCGCGAAACATCTCTCCTTCAAGACGGCGGCGTGGTTGTTGACCCACCCGTATATCAGAGCCGTCTTGACATCGAAACACCTTCCCGTTTCCGTCGTCCCTCATCGCTGGTTGAATTTCCTTCTGAAAAAAAGATGGTTCCGT